ACCTATTCCGCGCTGTTTGCGGTGATTGGCACTGCATTCGGATCGGGTGACGGGTCTACTACGTTCAACCTGCCAGATTTCCGTGATCGCTTCCCTGTCGGTGCTGGGACGACGTACAGTGCCAACTCAACTGGTGGTAGCAAAGATGCCATCACGGTTGCACACACTCACACTGGCACGACAGATTCGAACGGCGCTCACCAGCATCTAGTTGTTGCGAGTGTTGGTAACACTGGCGCACCTAGCCCTGGAACTGGTCCTACGGTAGATGGTAGTAACTCTGTCAGCGCATTCGGGTGGTCGGCAAACTCGGAAAGCTATATCCTTGCAGGTACTAGCGGACCGAATGCTGGTCTGTCCAGTTCTGCCGGGGCGCACACTCATACATTCACGACAGGATCAACCGGATCGTCTGGCACCAACGCCAATCTCCCGCCCTACCTGGGTGTCTATTTCATCATCAAGACATGAACGCAACAGAGGTTGATGCTAAATTGAACACGCACGAGGCTGTTTGCGCGGAGAGATACGCTCGCATCGAGTTGCAATTCGATGCCAACAACGCTCGGCTAAAGCGCATTGAACAGATGCTGATAGGCAGTGCTGCGTTTATCATTGCGCTGTTGCTCGGGCTTGTCATGAAGGTGTGAGATGGTAGAAATCGCGGTCGCACTTGCTGCTGCACAAGCTGCGGTCGCAGGCATAAAGCAAGCCATCCAGGTTGGCAAAGATGCCAAGGATTGCCTGGGCGAATTTATGTCGCTGTTTGACGCACAGGATCAAATCCAGAAAGCGTCAACAGAGGAACGAGCAAAGCTGCCACCAGAAAAGCAAAAATCCGCAATGTCGGAGGCTTTAGAAGCCGTCATCGCTGCTAAGAAAGTACGCGAGATGACAGACGAGCTAAAGCAGTATTTGATCTGGTCTGGTCAGGCTGACATCTGGGACGAGATCCAGCGCGAACACAATGCCATCGTGCAGAAACGCAAGGCCGATGAGCTAGCAGCTAAGCGCAAGGCCGAGGAAGAAGCCGCGCTCCGTCTCAAGCAGCGTAAGGAGCGGATGCTGATTGCCATTGTCGTAGGGACAGGCGGCATCATTCTCTATCACCTTGTCAGCTACATCCTAGAAGCGTGGCCTGGGCGCTGAAATTCGTTGTTGTTGTCATGCTCGCCATCGTTCTTATGATGGTGACGTTAGCGGAGATTGCCAAGTGAGAATGACGACGGAAGAAATCGAGGTTCGCGTTTGGGCTGCGATCCTGTTGACGCTGGCAGCGATACTTGTCATCAGTGTGATGGCTATTATTGGTGGCGTATTGTTTGTCGAGCAGGATAAGGACAAGATTGCGCCGATTGACCAAGCATTCCTAGCGATTTTGAAAGATGTAATGCTGTTGTGTATCGGCGCGGTAGGTGGTATCGCTGGACGTAAGGGTGCCTATGCTGCTGCAAACATGATTGCAAAAAAGGACGACGATGCTACCACTCGGCCCACTGCTTGAGGTTGGCTCCAAAATCCTAGACCGAGTGCTGCCAGATCAGGCGGCAGCGGATAAGGCTAAACAAGAACTTGCAAAACTTCACCAGGACGGTGAGCTTGCAAAGCTAGCCAACGAGACAAAACTTTTCGAGGTCGAGCAGAACAACCTGACCGACAGGTTGAAGGCTGATATGGCTAGCGATAGCTGGCTGTCGAAGAACATCCGACCGATGACGCTGATTGCCATCCTGCTCGGCTATTTTACGTTTGCGATGATGTCGGCATTCGACAAGAACACGAATCAGGCATACGTTGAGCTACTAGGCCAATGGGGGATGCTAATTATGAGCTTTTACTTTGGTGGCCGGACGCTTGAGAAAATCATCGACATGAAAGGTAAGAAGTGAAAGAGACTTGGCAAGACGCACTCGCGCACGTTCTGAAGTCGGAAGGGGGTTATGTTTCGCATCCGGCAGATCCTGGAGGCAGAACTAACTTAGGAGTCACCCAGCGTGTATGGGAGGAGTGGGTCAAGCACGACGTAGACGAGAAGCAGATGCGCGAGTTAACACCTGAGATGGTTGCTCCGCTCTACCAAGAGAAATACTGGCAGCGTGTAAAAGGCGATGAGTTGCCAGCAGGGATTGACTATTGCGTGTTTGATGCGTCCGTCAACAGTGGTGTTGGCAGAGCGTCTAAGTGGCTCCAAGAGGTATGCGGAACTCAGCCTGACGGTGTTATCGGACCGATGACTCTGCGTGTAGCACAGGCTATCGTTCATACTGATCTGGTGAATATGTACTGCGACAAGCGTCTGGCGTTTTTGCGGGAACTGAAGACCTGGGAGACGTTCGGTAAGGGTTGGGAGCGGAGGGTGGAAGAAGTCCGCTCCCATGCGCTCACAATGATCGCAAAAGCCGGTTGATATACCAACTAGCTTTTTCTAAGTCCTCTCTGCCGTTCTTCTTCTTCCACCTCCAGAGGTACTTGATAGCGTTCCCGGTGCAGAAGGCTTCTATTCCCTGCAAGCCTTCTGTTGCCACCGTTATCGCGTCAATGCATTCGACCGCGCCTTTGTAGTGGTCGGGGTTGGTTGGGTCAGAAGGGGGGGCCATCGTCTCGTCCCTTCGGTTCAGCCAACGTTGCCCAGCCATCCCAGCCGACAGGGACGGACTCCATCTTCAGCGTCAGACCTTTCGCGGTCTGCATGACAACGCCGATCTTCTGCCAGCGTTTCTTCTCCTCTCCCTGCTTGTTGGTGTAGGTTCCGGTTGTTGCAATTACTTCGTAGGCGATGGGCATAACTTTTCCATTAGGTTTTGTGCTTCGGTTAGGAATTCTTTGACCTTGCTTTCAAACTTCTCGATGTCCTCCTGTGTTGGTTGAAACCGTACTACGAACAACTGAAGATGCTCGGGGAACCTGTCATCAAAGCTAACGAAGTCCACCCACTTCCGTTTAGTGCAGGACAACTGGGCCAGCATCTGCGGGACGTACTTCGTAGGTGGCTTGCCTGACTGGATGTAGTCCAGGTGAGTAGTTG